GGATCCGGCATAAGGCCATGCCCGTCACGACACTTGTTACCACGCCGGGATCTGCCTCTGCTAATGCGTATCCAACATTGGCAGAGGCAAATCAATATCACCTCGATCGACCGCCGGTTGGAACAACGTGGGCCAGTGCGACTGACGACCAGAAGAATGCCGCCATCTTGTGGGCGACGATTCTGATGGACCGACTGTGGGTGTGGACCGGCTATCCCACGGATGCTCTGCAAGCCTTGCTCTGGCCGCGTCAGGGCATGATCAAAACGAACGGATGGGAGTACGTTCCAGATAACGTGATTCCGATTGAGTTGAAACAAGCGACATCCGAATACGCTCGTCAACTATTGGTATCAGATCGCGCCGGGGATTCTGATATCGAAACACTCGGGATCACGTCCGTCAGAGCCGGGTCAGTAGCACTCACGTTCAAGGATTCGGTCTTCGCAAAAACCGTTCCTGATGCGGTGTTCAATCTCATTCCAAATGCATGGGGTTATCCGAAAGGCCGGGTGACCGGCGTTCGGGACCTGATAAGGGCATAACGTATGGCACGATTCCAACTCGGTGTTCGAACCTCGAACGTCACCTCTGCCCAAGCGTTGTTCGAAATCATCGCTGGCAACAGAGGATGCCGATTGAGAGGCATCAACATCACACTGGCCACGGCGGTTACCGGCGTCTTTGGAGCGGGACGTCCGGCTGCTGCAGGTATCACACCGACAACACCCGTGGCGTTTCTTCCGGTTGATGGACCAGGAGATCCATCATTGTCCAAAGTCGCATTGGCATGGGGGACCAGTCCCACGGCTCCTGGATCATTTTTGCATCGAGTATCCGTTCCGGCCACGGTAGGAGCCTTGGCCGCTCTGATATTCACAACTCCGACGCAAGGCAGAGGAGGGATTTGGATTCCGGCCGGAGCCACGTTCACGCTACACAACGTTACCGGTGGTCCAACGCTGGACGCTACGATCGAGATTGAAGAATCATGAGTCTCATCAGCGGTGCCGTCGCTATCGCCAACTCCGTGACCAACTCCCTGAAGATGCAGTCCGATGTCTTTCAGGAAGTGTCAGCCGGAGTTGATCGAAACGGCAGGCACATCTACCCCACGAAGGTCGCGCGAAAAGCGGTGGTGGACATGAAGCAGCAACAAGTCCGCACACCGTCCGGTGACATGGCTCTCAGCAAGGCGTCGGTGTTGTTTCTTGATCCAGCAATCGTGGTCAAGTTTACCGATCGCATCACACTACCGGACGGCTCCTCCGGTCCGATCCTGGCCATCGATGGATTCGTCGATGGTGAAACAAACGCGCAAGCACTCTCAGAGGTGTATCTAGGCTGATGGCTAGTGTTCCTACGTTCACCGGCGCAAACGCCATGCTGGCGAAAATCAATCGTCTGAAAGGCGTTTCTCCTGATGTGTTCGGAAATGCCATGGTGAAGGAAGGCAACGTCGAAGTCAAGGAATGTCAACGACAATGCCCGGTTGAATCCGGAGACATGAAAGACGAAATTCATGTCGCCGGACCGTTCCGAGAAGGCCGGACGATTACGATCATGATCACCACCGGACCTAAGTCAGAAGAGTACGCGTTACGGCAGCACGAGGATCCGGATCTCGTCCATCGGGTGGGCAACTGGAAATTCATCGAGGGCCCGCTCATGGAATCCGCTCCTCACATGGCGGCACGGATTGCCAGTCGAATCGATTTGAAGGACGGAAAGTAAAATGGCTACCGATGACGATCTGGTAACGCTGCTCGTGGAAGGTGGAATTCCGGATGCCGATATTTTCGTCGGATCCAAGGCCACGCTACCAGAGGCACTCAGTCGGTCGTTTATTACGATTCGAATGACAGGAGGACCAGGACCAGAGGGTACGCACAACTCACCGAATGTTCCGGCCTATCCACGTCCGTCCGCTCAGATCGTGGCCAGAGCCGAAGATTACGCGGTAGCAAAAGCTCTGGCGCAACGGGCATTCGATATTCTCTTTCCAGTACGAAACCGTTTCGTGAATGGGACATGGTGGCGGTCGGTTAGCATGGTGCAGTCGGAGCCACTTGATCTCGAGGAGGACGACAAGGGCAGACCACGGTTTGCCTTCAACGTGAACATCGTGAAACGTATGTCACCAGTCACCAGTAGTTAAAGGAGAGTTACATGGCCGCAACTGTTGTTTCCAGTCTTATCGTTACGCTCCGGTCCATCCTGTCGAACTCGATTGGACTGGCCAATGCTCAGGCCAGCGTGGAAACCGGAATCAATCGAGCAATTGCATCGGGTACCGGTGCGGATCAATGCAATCGCGTGTATACGGAATCCGCGAAGTCCATCGCTGCTGCATACGATGTGGACCTGTCCGGATCACTGGTGGATGCGCTTGGTGCTGCATTCATCCTCGCTCGGCTCAAAGCGATCCTGGTCGTTGCCGCCGTTGCCAACACCGGAAACGTGATCATCGGCAACGATGCCGCTTCTCCGATTCTCGGATTCGGAGCCATCACGCACACGTGGGCCGTGCCTCCGGGTGGCATCTTCCTCGCCTATGCGCCAGATGCGACCGGATGGCCCATCACCGCCGTCACCGGTGACATCCTCCAGTTCACGCCATCGGCCGGTACGCAAGTGTTCGACTTCGCTCTGCTCGGATCCAGCGTCTAGTTCCAGGGGTGACCCAACGTTACTTCGGCCTTTAAGGAGATCATGAAATGTCGAATGCTGTTACCACCACTGGAATTCTCGTCAAGCGGGCACTCTTCGCGACACCAACGACGTTCGTTACCATCGGGGAACTGACCGAACTGGATCCCGGTGGGATGAGCCGGAACAAGATCGAAACCTCCACGCACAACGACGGATCCGAGAGCCACGTGCTTGGGATCCTTCGGCAAGCGGATCCAACGATGAAGATCAACTACGTGGCCGCGGATGCCACGCACATCTCCATCCTGGCAGACATTGCCAACAACGTGAAGAACGCATGGCAGTTTCTCTTCCCATCCGGAAAGACACGAACCGGATTCGCGTACGTGCAGATGTTCAAGTTCGATCCGGCACCGGTGGATGCGAAACAGGGTGCATCGTTGGCCCTGACGTGGGCCGGAGCCGTGGTCGAAGCATAGAAGGAGAAGGTTCATGAGTCAGATACTTTCGGCGAACGATATTTTCGACAACGATCTCGATCTCGAGGTGATCGAGGAGTTGGTCCCAGAGTGGAAAGGCAAAGACGGAGAGCCGGGCATCGTCCGGCTCCGTCAGATGAATGCCGAAGACTCGACGGCCTTCACCGAGGAGATGGAGAAGCCAGAGAACAAACAGGAGGGCATGTTCATCATTCTCGTGTGGAGTGCGGTGGATGCGGAGAACAAACCGTTGTTCACGCATGAGGACATCGCACGACTCAAAAAGAAAAACATGCGCGTACTCAACCGGCTGCAGATGGCCGCACTCCGGTTGAACTCCATGATCCCGAAGAAAAAGGAGGAGATAAAAAACGACTCAGGCGAGGAGGCCATCGCCGGTTCGCGTACCGACTCGCCAAAGAACTAGGGTACGTTGATGTCAACCGCATGTTGCGGAGCATCACGTGGGAAACGTTTCTTGAATGGCAAACGTTTGAATCCCTCGAACCGTTCGAAACGGAGCGGCAGGATTATCGGATCGCTCATGTGGTGCATGCGCTCTGGAGTATTGCCAGAGCCCAAGTGGGCAACACGGAAGAACGGCCGATCGCAGACTTTCTTCTGAACTTCGGTGACCTGAAAATCGCACGTGCGGATCTTACCGTGAAGCAAACGGTCGAGTATCAGGAAATGCTTATCGACGCGTGGTGTTTCCTGAACAATGAAGCGTTGGCTGCTGCAGCAAAGGGAGTCCACTAGTGGCTGTTGATATTGGCGCAATTGCTGGTCTCATCATCCTCAAAGATGAGTTCACCAGTCAGCTCGACCTTGCGGCCTTTGCCCTGAAAAATTTCTCGAAAGAGAATCAGGAAAGTCTCAAGGCCGTAGCAGGTGCGGCAGGCATAGTTACGGCTGCCTTTACGGCGGTAGCCGTTGCTACAGTTGCACTAGGCAATCGCGGATCCGATATCAACGATGTCAATGCCACTCTCGTAGATTTCGCCGGTGGAGCCCGAGAAGCCGAAGCCGCGATGGAGGCTCTTCGGTCCGGGACCAAAAACACAGTCGAGAACTTTACGCTGGCCAAAGATGCGGCGCATCTCCTCTCGGCTGGAGTGAGGCTCACTGCTGATGATTTCGGTACGCTTGGTTCGGCTGCGTTCGTACTCCAGAATCGAGGACTGGGCGATACGAAAAAGATGCTGGAACTTGTGTCCGATGCCATGGTCACGGGACGCACCCGTGCGTTGTCCATGGCTCTCGGTGTCGTGGAAGTCGATGACGCCGAAGCGGCCTACGCCAAAACGCTCGGCATCAAAAAAGATGAGATGACGGATCTG